GGAGCAAGACCTGCGGATGCATTCCACTGGTCAGGTTCCATGAGTCCCGCTTCCTTGAGGGCTGTGACGATCTGGGCATTGGTCGCTGTGGTAGGAAGATTCTCCGCCTGTGGAAGGCCCTCGACCTGAGAGCCTTCCTCAAACAGAACCTTGCCTCCGAAATGGGTGACATCTCCACCCTGTTCGGTGTAGTTCTTCACGTTATAGCTCATGTGCTACCTCCTCAGGCCTTCTGCTTGAGGACCTTGATTGCTTCAGGAAGGACAAGCCTTCCATCTACTCTCTGATCTCCTCTGAATCCAACCTGTCCGGTTACAGCAAACAGCTCATCCAACCTTCTGAGACTTCTACCCTTGCGATCGGAAATCCAATAATAGGAGAAGTCTCCGAATGCTACTGACTTTGCTCCTGCAGCAATCTCAGGCATATACCTAGAGACTTTTACAGGACATCCGAGAATGGTATCAGGTGTACCAGAAACGAGAGATGGCTGCCAAAGATACTGACCATTTCCATCTTTGAGTGTGCGGATGAACTGCACAGTAGCGTCATTCATAAGCCAATTGGCCTTCTTGCGGTATGGAACCGGGAGACTATGGTACAGAGCAATGATTTCATCACATGTTATCAAGGTCTTCTCTGCCGCCGTGACACCTGTCTGTGCGCCAAGAGAGGAATGAAGAATTCCAATTGGCTTATGAGAACCATCACCTACTACAAAGGCTTCTTCCTCTGCATTTCCAATACGTCTTGCAAACTCTGTTGCAATATAAGAAGGAAGATCAAATGCAGAGTCATTAATGAGCTCCTCAGACACTTTGATGAGAGTTCCTACCTTGTGTGCACCAAGTGTAAGCTGATTGAAGGATTCATCACTTTCAGTGTATGTTCCTTCTTCTTCAATCCATGATGCGCTTCCATGTCCACCAACCACAGGAATCTTCTTGTCTCCAGAAGAGGACTGAATGACATTTGCCAAGGTTCTGAAGATATTGTTTTCCTCAAGAGCCTGGACAAGAACCCTTTCATACTCGTCAGGCACGAGATATCCACCTTCGCCAAGATCTCCTTCCTGAAGAGCATTGAGAATCTCTGCAGAGGGTTTTTTTGTCCTCATTGCATTCCAGAAGTTTTTCCTATACATTTCGGACGCTAAGCCTGTTTTCCCATCATCTCTAGACATATCTGGTCTAGCTGTAATCGGAGTATTGATAGGAAGTGCCATCTGACGTTCCATCTCCTCAAGACGTTCCTGTCTCTCGATTTCGTGACCAAGGTCAACAATCTCTTTCTCCATTGCGTCATACTGTGGCTTCAGTTCCGCAGGGAGAATTCCATTCTCGTTGCGATTACCATCAAGAAAAGCTTTGGCTTTCTCCCAGGTTGTTACGCGCTGTCTTCTCAGCTCATCTGTTTTCTTACTCATGTGTTTCTCCTATCTAAGTAGTTCAAGTCTTGCTTCGAGCTCGGCGGCGCTGAATCCGTCGACATCTTTCTTCTTTGGTGTGCTGTACTTGGCAACAAGCTTCGCCTTGAGAGCGTCCTCGCTCGACTTCTGGGCAAAAGAAAAAGCAGTCATGTCACTGACTGCCTTCTTGCTGTCCTCCAGCATTCCATCCGCAAAGCCAAGCGCTATCGCCTTCCTTGCGTTCATCCATGTCTCCGCCTCCATCATCCTGGACAGCTCCTCATCCTTGAGTCCTGTCCTAATCGAGTAGGCGTTTATGATGCTCTGCTTCACCTCATCCAGCATCTTGACTGCTGCCCTCATGTCGTTGTGATCACCGAAGGCCATGGTCGCCGGGTTGTGGATCATCATCAGGGCCGTTGGTGCCATGAGCACCTCTGTTCCTGCCATGGCGATTACCGATGCAGCGGATGCCGCAATGCCATCGATCTTCACCGTCACCTTTCCCGGATAATCCATCAGCATGCTGTAGATCTGGCTTGCTGCAATGCAGTCGCCACCAGGTGAATTGAGCCAAATCGTCACAGGTCCCGAGTCTGCAAAGAGCTCGTCCCTGAACATCTGTGGTGTAACATCGTCATCGAACCAGGACTCCTCGGCGATTGTTCCATAAAGCTCAAGGACTCTTTCTGCTGACTCTTCCTCGGTCTGATTTCTGAACACCCAGAACTTCTTCGTCTTCATCTGAGTTTTCCTCCGTTACTGTTTCCTTGTTCGCATATGCAGCACCTGCTTTACCAAGCGGCAGCATATTTCCATTGACTAGATACAGGTCTCCACCTTCCTCTGCAGGGATTCTGTCCAGATCCTCAAGTTCCCTTATGTCGTTCGCACTCATCCAGCCGTTCTGTCTGGCAGTTGCGTAACCATTCATCCTGCTCTGGTAATCACCACGCAGGAGGCCTTCGACATTGAACTTGAAGAAATAGGTGTGCTTCTCATCCTCTGTGAACAGGGCTCTTGAAAGGCTCTGCTCCCACCTGATGACCCACGGGTCCAGGGTGTATTTCACGAATTCAAGTGACTGCTGCTCTATATTGCTGAATGAGGATTTCTCCAGGTCACCCACCATGTGTGGAGGAACCCTGAATATCCTTGCAATCTCATTGATCTGGAACTTCCTGGTCTCCAGGAACTGTGCCTCATTGGGAGATATGGAAATCGGTGTATACTTCATTCCTTCTTCCAGGACAGCCACCTTATGGCTATTGGAAGAGCCTCCGTAGGCTAAGTTCCAGGACTCTCGTACCTTCTCAGGGTCCTTGAGGATTCCCGGATGCTCCAGGACGCCGGAAGGAGATGCCCCATTGGAGAAGAACTTTGCCCCATATTCCTCACAGGCTATCGCCATGCCTATTGCATTCTTTGCCATTGCAATCGGTGAGTATCCGACAAGTCCATCAAAGCCAAGACCAGGTATGTGAAGCACATCTTCAGGACTCAGGGTTACATAGGACTCGTTATCCTTTGCATTGGCTGCTTCCTTGCTGTGGCTGTAGGTGTAATAGAGCTTTCCCTTGTCATCCCTGTCCACCTGCATCTTGTTCGGCATAAGTGGATACAATCCGATGACCTCACCCTTGCCGTTACGGATGATCTGCGCATAGGCATTTCCCCAGAGAAGCAGGTGCGTCATGAGTGTTTCCCTGAAAACGAAGCTGGTCATCTCGGGATTCGGTTCATCATGGAGAAGTGAATACAGACTGTGGTCTATGGCCTTCTCCTTGCTGCCATCTTCCCTATACCGATAAAGGTGCAACGGAAGACCGGCTATTGCTTCCGAGAGGATCCTCACGCATGCATAGACAGCGGTCATCTGCATGGCTGATCTCTCGTTTACATTCTTTCCAGCTGTGGAACCACCCATGAAGAAGCTGTAGGCAGAACCTGCAGTATAGTTCTTCACAGGCTTGTCCCTGGATTTAAAGAGTCTTGGAAATTTCATCTTCTCTCCTGCCCAATGGGCATTAAAAAAGCACCCACCAGTGTGAGTGCCCAACAATCAAAAACTGTAATCAGAGTACAAATATTCCTCTGCTGTCATACACTGAAGCAGAGCTTGTATTGCCACATCTGATTGCCCTGTCCAGGGCCATGATGGTAGCAATTGCACCATCTATCTTCTCGGTCGATTTCTCCTTGTCAGCCTTTATGTTGCCGGCAGGATCAGTCCTTACCGTTACGTTATCCATCATCCATGAGAGGACAGGATTGCCTCCATGGGATAGTTTCTTTTCAAGAGTGAGCTTCATCAGCTCTTTGGTCGGAGGACTCATGTCCTTGAATCCCTGACCGAATGGGACTACCGTGAATCCCATGCCTTCCAGGTTCTGCACCATCTGCACAGCTCCCCATCTGTCGAAGGCAATCTCCTTTATGTTGTACCTGGTTCCCAGTTCCTCTATGAATTTCTCGATGAAACCATAGTGGACCACGTTGCCTTCAGTGGTTTCCAGGTACCCCTGTTTGTACCAGATATCATATGGAACATGATCACGCTTGACTCTCAGTCCCAGGTTGTCCTCCGGTATCCAGAAGAACGGAAGTATCTGATACTTGTCCTCGTCATCAACAGGAGGAAATACAAGGACGAAGGCTGTTATATCAGTTGTAGAAGATAGGTCCAGACCTCCGTAACAGATTCGTCCTTCGAGGGCCTTCGGATCGACAGGAAAGCTGCATGCATTCCACTTGTCCATAGGCATCCATCGTACGGCCTGCTTCACCCATTGATTGAGCCTTAGCTGCCTGAAGGTATTCTCCTCTGCAGGATTCTGCTTTGCACTCTCACAGGCTGCCACTACCTTCTCCATTCCTATCGTCTCCCCAAGCGAGGGATTGGCCTTGAGCCATGTCTTCCTGTCAGTCCAGTCCTCGTTCTCGTCAGCACCATAGATGACCGGATAGAAAGTCTTGTCGAACTTTCTGCCACATAGGATATCCTGGGCCTTCTGATGAGTTTCATAGCAGATGCTGTGGGTATCTGTTCCCGCAGTTGTTATCAGAAAGTACAACGGCTGCATCCTGGCATCGCCGGAACCCTTGGTCATTACATCAAATAGCTGCCTGTTCGGTTGGGTATGAAGCTCATCAAATACGACGCCATGGATATTGAAACCATGCTTCGAGTAGGCCTCGGCACTTAGAACCTGATAGAAACTGTTTGTCGGAAGATAAATGATCCTCTTCTGAGAAGTGAGGATCTTGACCCTTTTCTGCAAGGCAGGACACATCCTGACCATGTCTGCAGCGACCTCGAAGACAATTGAAGCCTGCTGTCTGTCTGCTGCACATCCGTAGACCTCAGCCCTTTCCTCGTGGTCTCCACAACAGAGAAGAAGCGCCACTGCAGCTGCAAGTTCACTCTTCCCGTTCTTCTTTGGAATCTCCACATATGCCGTATTGAACTGACGGTAGCCATTCTGTTTGACTACACCAAAAACGTCTCTTACAATCTGTTCCTGCCATGGCAGTAGCACAAACGGCTTCCCTGCCCATATCCCCTTTGTGTGCTTCAGACACTGTATGAAGGCCACCGCATAGTCGGCTTTCTTCTTGTCATAATGGGAAGTCTCGGCCATGAACTTTGTGACTTTGTATTTTCCCATGTTGTTTCCTATATGTGAAAAGGACCCGCATCTCTGCGAGTCCTCTTGATGTATTCTGTTCTGTTGTCTTTCAGATCATCTCGTCCAGGATTCTGTATTCGCTTCTTCTCTTCTCAAGGTCCTGCATGGTGCACTGTGCTACGAAGCCGTTCCTGGTCTCCCTGAGCCTCTTCTCGAGCTTCTGGATTTCTGCTCTGCGTCCCTTCATGATTGGAAGTGCGTTGCTGCTGTCTGCCTTGATCTCGTTGAAGTCTCTATCGAATCTTGTCATCTCTGTTCCTCCTAAGGTGTATCAACCTTGTAGTGTATATATCACTCTTATCGGAACTAATAGCAAGTCATTATTTAATAATAAGTTACATTTATTTCAAGGCTTCAGATGCTGCCTTCTCAAGTATATTGAGGTCAAATCCGAAGGCTCTGTAGCCACCTTCTATGACATGGTAGTAATGAGATGCAGGAGGCTCTTGGTTCTTCATTGCAGCCATCACATACACCATAGCCTTTACATTTTTTCCGGTGTCCTGCATTACGGCATTCAAATCCTTCTTGATGTAGTAGAGAGGATAACCTTCATATCGATCCAACCTTTTTTCATCCTGGATAGATATCTCCCATATCAGAACAGGAACTCTGCAGCCCTTGCAAGGTTCAATGTCTGCATGGAATCTGAAGACCAGCTTCCAGTCCTTGAGGTAGGCTTTGCCTATGACCCTTGCATCCGGACAGCGGAAACGCATCTGCTCCACTGAGAGGTTCGAGCCATATGCCATGTACAGTCTCTTTCCCATTGACTACTCCTTCGACACAGCCACATCGGCTGTGCCCTCATTGTCACCAATCTCTCCGATAACATGGAACTCAACGCCCTGAAAATCCTCAGGTACAAGCAGGAACTCGGCGTTCCTCCATGCGTCATCGGCTCTTGTCCGTGCATCCTTCTCGGAGAGAGCATTGACTTTGATTCTCTTCTGGCTGGTCTCTGTGACCAGTACAGTATACTGTTTCACGGCTTCCTCCCTCAGCATGCCGTTCTCCATGCGCAGTTGCCATCCATGTTCTTCAGGAGCAGCTGTCTTGCTGTATCAAACTCCTCACCGATGAATCCCAGGCGAAGCATCCAGCATCTGAATGCGTACTTCTCATTCTCTGTCTGCTGAGGCTTTGCGCTTGCGAATCTTATCTCGTGGGCAAGCTCGCACATTGCAAGGCAGAGCTGGATGAAGGACTTCATCTCACCTGCGTGTATTCCACCCTTCTTTCCATCGTGGGGGTTTGCGAACTGGAAAAGTCTGAATTCAACTGTTCCGTGACCGTGGAAGAAGCTGTGCAGGTTCAGCATGTGGTATCTGCTGTCGTTGTAGTGCTGCGTTCTTCCGTAGTTGGCATCGTTGCCTTCGTACCAGAGGTTCTCAAGAGCCTGCATGGTCTTTGGCCTGCGTGTGTTGACCAGTCTCAGGAACTTCGGGTCGACTGTTCTGCAGTACCTTGATGTCCTCTGGCTGTCGATTCTGATTGCCCTTCCAATCTGGCTCTCGTGTGCTGCCATGATGTTAACAAGGTTCCTGATGTCCGAGACCGAGAAGCCGTCCTTGCGGGAAACGTGGATGTGGACCCCTGCTCCGACTGATGGGTTTGAAACCGCCCCATTCTTTCTGAGGGTTCTGAGAAGCTCCTGAAGGATTGTTATGTCCTCGTAGCTCAGAATCGGTGTGACAAGTTCGCACTTCTCATCATCGGGGCCCTTGATGCTCACATCCCTTGAGAACTTCCATTCCCTATTCTGTGAGTCGTAGGCGCTCCAGGTCATGTAGCCGTTGCGGTATGCTGTGTTATCGTACTTTCCTGTGCCGAAGAACTCTGCTGCAATCTGTGCGGCCTTTCTTCTTGTGATGCCGTTCATCTCGACTTCTGTCCCGAAGTTGTAATCGTTCTTGATGGCTTCAATCTGTCTTGTGGTCTTGTCGTTCATCTGTGTTCCTCCTAAGGTGTATCTACCTTGTAGTGTATATATCACTCTATTCAGAACTTATAGCAAGTCATTATGTAATAAATAATTATATTATTTTCCAGCCATGATGAACCGTACATATTCGGTCCTGTGTTCCTCAATGAAATCAACCAATTGATAGAACTCCATCTCGAAAGCAATCATCTGGACCATGTTCACATCCAGCATATTGGTCCTACCTGTATCCCGGATTGCAAGAATCTGTTCTTTCAGCTTTTCTGTCATGAACTATTCCTTAATGAATTATGCTGCAGGAGTCCTCACCATAGGCTACAGCAAGGCTACTGCCGTTATCCCAATGCACATGTATCGACCCAATGTCATCAACAAAGTACACGGTGCCTTCCGTCCCTGCAGGTGGAGCCTGCGGGTCTTCCATATAATCAAGCCGTACTCTTGTTCCCTTCTTATAGGTCTCCTTCAGATGCTTGAGAAGACTGGGTGAA